GCTATTATTGAGAGTTTAACAGCTAAACTATCTTTTGATTTTGATAAGAAAAATTTAAAAGAATTTGAAAAAGGAATGAAAAGTGCTAGTAAAGCCGTTGCGGTTGTAGCTGGTGCTGCGTCGGTAGCTGGTGCTGCGATTTTTGCTTTTACAAATAAAATAGCTAACCAAAATGATGAGATTGGTAAAACAGCCCAGCGTATAGGTGTAACAGCTCAAACCCTGAATGATTTAAGTGTAGTAGCTCAGTTAGGTGGGGCAAGTGTTAATAGTATGGCTACGTCTTTAGAAGCTTTGGGAAAAACATCAAGTGAAGCCGCGAGGGGTTTGGGTGGTGGCTTAGAAGCTTTTGGAATTTTAGGGGTGAGCGTCACAGACTTAAACGGTGAATTGAAACAAGCCGATAATCTTATGTTAGACGTGGCGGACGCTATATCAAAATTAGATAATCAGTCACAAAAATTAGAGCTTTTAAGTAAGTTAGGGATAGATAGTACACTTCTTTTGACTTTAGAGCAAGGAAGTGACGCGATCCGTAAACAACGTAAAGAAGTTGAAGAGTTAGGCTTTGTTTTAGATAAAGACGCAACCACGGCCGCCGCAAACTTTAATGATGAGATGACTAAGGTCGGGGTGGTGACTAAAGGGGTCGCAAGTGCCATAGGTACTAAGTTAATGAAAGTTATAACACCTATGTTAGAAACTTTTTTAAAATGGTTTAAAGCTAACAAAGAGATAATTAAACAAAACTTAACGGCATTTTTTGAGGGTCTTACACGAACTATCACCGCTATTTTTAATGTGGGTAAACGTGTTGTGGGTGTTATTGATAGTTTGGTACAGTCGTTCGGTGGTTGGAAAGTTGCCATAGGTGCGGTCGTTGTAGCTATAACAGCTTTAAACGCGAGGGTGTTATTAATACCTATGTTGATTGGTGCTTTAGCGGTTGGTATTTTTGCCTTATTAGAGGATTTTATAGTTTTCGCTAAAGGTGGTGATAGTCAACTGGGTAAACTTGCTGAACGTTTCCCTATTATTAAAGCTGGTTTAGAGGGTTTGCTTACAGTAATGAGAGCCGTTCGCGACGGTTGGGATCAAATCTTTAGCAATGGTGAGAAAGCTATACAAGGTTTAAAGATAGTTATTAACGATTTAATAGAGGTTGCTAATAAAATACCAGGTGTAAACATTGGTAAAATTGGCGGGGAAACGCCCACAGCTTCGGTTAATCGTGGGGTGAAAATTACTCAAAAAGATATTGCGAGTGCTAGACAAAATGGGTTAAGCACATCACAGATAGTTGATATTGTCAAAAGTGCTGGACCTGGTGGTGTGGCTGCAAACGTAACAATTAATATTGACGGTAACGATATATCGGCGGTACAGTTACAAGTCGAACGGGCATTGTCTAATGTTTTTCAAAGTGCTGAGCAAAATGTTAGCACACCTATTATAAATTAAAAAGGTTTAGGTTATGGGTATTACACAGCTATTTTTTAGAAAAGGGAATTATTTAGCCAGTATCGAACTTGACGTTATTGTAAATGAAACTACCCAAGCGTCAAGCACTATTACATCAAACCCAGTTGAGAATGGAGCTGATGTAAACGACAATATAATTATAAACCCGATGACTTTTACAATAACGGGGGTTATCTCAAATTCAAAAGTAAGTTTGTTAGGTGGTTTAAACACTATTACGTCTTTTGCTGATAACAGTAAACCGAATGTGGACGCATGGGGAAACTTACTTAAATTACAAGCTGAACGTAAACCGTTTGACCTTGAAACAACTTTAAAGACTTATAAAAATATTGTTATAGAAAATTTATCAACGGATCAAGACAAAGACACATCAAACGCTTTATTTTTCACAGCTAATTTAAAAGAGATTATTTTTGTGGGTAATAAAGTTTTAAAAGCTTCGGATTACTCAGACAGTGTCACAGCTGATAAAGCCACACCTAGCGTAAACGGGGGATTAAAATCATGATATTACCTTTTACAAACAATCCAGCTGAGGTTTTTAATTTTAATATAAATGGCATTATTTATAAGTTCGCTCAAAAATGGAATACTTTAGGTTTTTGGACTTTAGATATTTTAGACGTGGACGGTATCCCGTTTATACATGGTTTAAAATTGGTAGTGGGTACTGACCTTTTAGCAAATTTTGAAAATTTACCGTTTGGGTTAAAAAGCACAAACTTAACTGATCCAAGTCGCGACACTTTATCAACTTTCAATTTAGAGGTATTAATTTAATGTTTTTTGGACGTTCATATAACCTCATAATTGGTGATAATGTGGGCGGTCTTGAAATTACTAAACTTAGAGTGAGTTTTAATATCGTTCACTCTTTGGTTGGATACCCTAATATGGGTACTTTTAAAGTGTACAATCTAAAATTAAGTAACCGAAATTTAATCAAAGATGAATTTACAAAAGTTTTTCTTTATGCTGGTTACGATGACAATACCCCTTTGATTTTCACGGGGGATCTTATTAATGTTACACACGAAAAAATCGGCACGGATTGGGTCACGACTTTGTTTTGTGGTGATAGTTCAAAAGCTCTTAATAATTCCACGATAAACAAGACTTTACCGCCAGGGTCAACCACTGAAACAATTTTAACTGAGTTAGTAACAGAAATGGGCGGCGTGACAAAAGGTATAACTGAGGGTGTAAAAGATTGTTTGAGCGGTAAACAGTCTTTACTTCGCGGTCTTGTAGTAGCTGGAGATATTAAAGCATGGTTAGATAAAATCTCGAAAAGCTGCGGTTTTGATTATAGTGTCAATAACGATGTTTTAGAAACAACCGTAAAACATAAACCTTTGACCGATGAACCTGAGGTTATTATACGTCAAGATAATGGTATGATAGGGTCACCTGAGTTAACAGAGGTTGGGTTAAAAGTTAAAAGTTTATTATTACCACATTTAAAATTAGCCCGTCGTATTAAAATTGAAAGTGTGAGTGCTAAAGTGAATATTGGTAATTTGATATTTAGGAAAATCCCTAAAACTTTGGGTGAGGGTTCTTATAGAGCTGATAAAATTACACACATAGGTGATACTCACGGTAACGAATGGGTAACAGAAATTGAAGCTAGGAGTTTTGTAAATGCCTAATACACCCGACGGACGTAAAACAAGTTTGGAAACCGTGGTTAACAGTGCCATTAATACGGCTTTGCTTGACGTTCACACGATTTTACCAGCACAAGTTATATCTTTTGACCCTCAAACACAAACAGCTGATTTACAGCCACAGTTAAAGCGAAATATTAATGGTAAGTTAGTCAATTTACCAGTTTTAATGGGGGTACCTATACGGTTTTTAAGATCATCAAATTTTAGTATAAGTTTTCCACTTGCTAAAGACGATGAAGTAGCCGTTTATATTATAGAGCGATCCATAGATAATTGGTTTTCAAAAGGTGGTTTACAAGCTACTAATGACGTTCGTAAATTTGATTTATCAGATGCCTATGCCGTACCTACGTTGTACAGTCAAGCTCAAAAAATATCAAACTTTGATCCTGATAACATGGTTATACAATCCACGAGTGCTAAAATAACTTTAAAACCTACGGGGGAGATTGTTATAGATAGTAACACCATGACACTAAACGGCGATTTAACGGTGACGGGTACAGTATCGGCTGATATAGTGGAAGCTACTACAAGCCTTAAAGCTGGAACGTCTGAGGTTGTGGGGCATGTTCATGGTGGTGTGACGTCTGGTAGTTCTAGCACTTTACCACTCGCTTAAAAATTTATGATATAATATAGGAATATAAAAAAGGGGTTGTTATGGATTTAGCTTTAAATACAAATCATGATATTTTTGTAAGTGATAGTGATTTAACTTTAACAACACCCTCAAATTTTGTAACACAGTCTTTAAAAATACGCTTACAGTTTATTACTAATGAGTGGTTTTTGGACGTTACAGCTGGTTTGCCATATCCTACCGTGATTTTTGAAAAAGGTGTAAATATAGATCTGATTTATAATTTATATCGTGATGAGATTTTACAGACAAACGGCGTTAAGGATTTACAGTCTTTAGTTTTAATACCCTCAAATGATACACGCTCTTTAAATATTAGCTTTGTAGTGCTTGAAGATAATGACGTTGTAACGTCTGAAACAATTTTAATTAAGGTTTAAAAATGGCAGTTTTCGGATTAACACCAAACGGATTTAATAGAAAGCGTTTAGCTGATATAAAAACAGAATTAGAAACATCATATAAACTTATTTTTGGTGATAATATAGACGTATCACCTCAAAGTGTTTTCGGTCAAATTATAGGTATTCATAGTGAGCGTGAAGCTGATTTATGGGAACAAAGCGAAAACGTGTATAATGCTTTTTATCCAAACACAGCGCAAGGTGTATCTTTAAGTAACCTTGTTTCTCTAAATGGTATTACAAGGCAAAACGCTACCAGTTCTAAAGTAACTATTGATTGCACGGGGACTGACGGTACACTCATACCCGTTGGTTCTTTAGTATCTACAAGTGACACGGGTGAGCAGTTTGTAAGTTTATCAGACGGTACAATCACAGCTGGTACAGTTTCAATACCGTTTGAAAGTATAAATAAAGGTAAGGTAATAGCACTCGCTACAACTTTAAGTGTTATAGATACACCTATTTTTGGCTGGAGTGGTGCTAATAATCCTTTGGACGCTAATTTAGGACAAGATGAGGAAACGGACGCTGAGCTACGCGATAGGCGGTTAAAGTCAGCGTTGGCTTTAGGTCAAAATTTAACAGATAGTTTATACGGTCAATTACTAGATATACCAGACGTCACGAGTGCTTTAGTTATATCTAATGGTTCAACTACTACAAGCCCCGATGGTATACCACCACATCAATTTTTAAGCGTTATAGAGGGTGGTGACCTATCCGTTATACTTAGTACAATTTGGTCAAATACCCCTCAAGGTATTAATAGCTATGGTGCGAGTTCTGGGACTATTGTAGATAGTCAAGGTATAAACCAAACAGTTATGTATACGCGTCCTACAAATATTGATATATGGTTTGATTTAACCATAGGAACTGATACAACTTTTCCGTCAAATGGTGTTGATCTTATTAAAGCGAATATGGTTACTTTAGGATCAGATAATTTTGGTATCGGTGATGACGTTCTTTTGAGTAATTTTTATACAGCTATAAACGCCGTTAATGGTGTAACGTCTATGGATTTAAAAATAGGTCTTGCAGCAAACCCAACGGGTACGACAAACTTAGTTATAAATAACGATCAAATATCTAAATATGATGTAAGTCGTATCACGGTAACTACAGCATGATAGAACCGTACTTAAATAGACTTGCTTCGCAATTTAAAGACAGTTCAAACCTTAAAGAACTTCTTACATCACATTTATTAGAGTATGATAGTAATAGTATATCTTTAGATGATGTGTTACAAAATAGAGGTCTTGAAACAGCGATAGGGGTGCAACTTGACGGTATAGGCGAGTTAGTAGACTTTAAACGCCCTTTTGCGTCGTCTGATGTTTTAGGGGCTTTTGGTTTTGACTTAGATAATACGTCTTTAGGTTTTACAGATTTAAATGATCCTACTTTAGGCGGTAACTTTGTAACTTTAGGACAAACGGAGCAACCTATTGGCGATGATTTATACAGAATTTTACTTAAAGCTAAAATACAGTCAAATAAGACTAAAATGACAGCTGAGGACGTTATCAAAACATTAAGTTTTGCTTTAGATAATGCTAATGTGGTTTACACAGTACCAGTTAATACACAACCAAATTATAGTCTTGGTAAAATTTTAAATACGTTTGAAATTCAAGTGGTTTTACCACTTATACCAGTAATGATTGGTATCGAAAAGAATTATTTTAACGTTATGTACAATCCAAACCCTTTTGGTTTCGCTGGGGATAATGAAACTTTAGGATTTGGAGATTTAACCGATACAAGTTTAGGTGGTAATTTTGCCACTTTTGTAAATTAAAAATAGGAGTTATAAACATGGCAAAACCTACCAAATTACCCGAATGGGATAGTACAGAGGTGAATAGTGTGGAACCAGACGCTACACATAAAGCTCAAGGGTGGTTAAACCCTAACGGTACACCAGAAAAACCACCGTTTCAAACGTTTAATTTTTATATGAATAACGTTTGGAAGTGGCTTAAACAGCTTAATAAACAAGGTGTTGTGGAGTGGGACGGTAATACCACTTATGATATTGGTGATATGACAAAAGGTTTGAT